GCCCACCGGCGGTGCCCCTGCTGGTTGGCCATGGCGCGCCCTCCCGTCCTGCCCCCCGTTGCCCACATCGCACGAGACGTTAACAGCAGAGAGCCATGCCATGGAAGCCATCCGCTACGGACCGACCGGCTTCCCGGCGGAGAACCGCACGCTGATCTGGCCGATCCTGGAGTGGCAGCTGGAATACCTGCGCCAGCCTGATGGGCCCAACGCCGGGGCACCGTGGACCTACACGCCGGAGCAGCTGAAGTTCGCCGCCTGGTGGTACGCCATCGACGACTACGGCCGATTCATCTACCGCCGTGCCGTTCTGCGCCGGGTCAAGGGGTTCGGCAAAGACCCCGTCATCTCCTCCATTTGCGCTACCGAATTCTGCGGATTGTGCCGGTTCGGTGGCTGGGACGCCCAGAAAATGCCGGTCGCCATTCCCCACCCGGCCCCCTGGGTGCAAATAGCCGCCGTGTCCCTTGACCAAAACCGGAACACCATGACGCTCTTTCCGACCCTGTTCGGCCAGAACGCCATTGACGATTACGCCATCGACCTCGGCAAGACAGTGATCTATTCCGGGGGTGGGGGGCGCATTGAGGCGGTCACCTCCTCGCCGCGCACCCTGGAGGGTGGTCGACCCAGCCTGGTCGCCTGCGGGGAAACACAACACTGGTTGGCCTCCAACGATGGCATCAAGATGTGGGAGGCCATCGCCCGAAACCTGGCCAAGTCTCGGGATGGCTCGGCCCGTGCCATCGCCCACACCAACGCTCACGATCCTGGCGAGGAGTCGGTGGCCGCCAAGGACTGGGAGGCCTTCGAGGCCATCCGGGACGGTCGCAGCACGGCTGCTGGCTTGCTGTACGACTCCCTAGAGCCGGCGTCCGATGTGGACCTATCCAACCCGGAGGAACTCCGCGAGGCTCTAATCGTCGCCCGCGGCGACTCCACGTGGCTCGACGTGGACCGGCTGATGGGTGAGATCCTTGACCCAGCTACGCCCCCTTCCATGAGTCGTCGCTTTTACTTGAATCAGCTCACTGCGACCGAGGACTCCTGGATCGCCCCGCATGAATGGGCGGCGGTGGCGAAACCCACCGAGGTGATCGCCGACGGGGACACCGTCACACTGGGTTTCGACGGCGCGGTCAAGGAAGACAGCTCGGCCTTGGTGATGTGCTCTGTCGAGAATGGACACGTCCAGATGCTCGGCTGCTGGGAAAAGCCCGAGCTGCCGGGGCAGTTCCACTGGGAGGTGGACCGGGCGGCGGTCGACGCGGCGGTACGCACCGCGATGAGGACTTACCGGGTGGTCGGCTTCTTCGCCGATCCCGCCCTGTGGGAATCCTATGTGGACAACTGGTCGGCGGACTTCGGACACCAGATGAAAGTCAAGGGTAACCATGTTCGGCCGCTGGAGTTCCGGATGAACCGACCCCTCGCCGTGGTCACCGCGCTGGAACGCTTCTATCAGGCGGTGATCGCCCGCAGCCTGTCCCACGACGGTTCGACTGTCCTCACGCGACACGTCCTCAACGCCAAGCGGCGATTGGGAAAGTCGGGCATGACGATCGCGAAAGAGCACCCGAGCAGCTCCCGCAAGATCGACGCCGCCTATGCCGCCGTACTCGCCTTCGAAGCCCGTTCGGCGGTCCTTGCTGGCGGAGTCGAAATCACCCCACGGCGATCCAGGCGGATCGTCGGGTTTTAGGAAGAGACGGCAACGATGATCACCGCGAAGGTGAAGTGCGTCAACAAGGAAGAGTCCAGCTACCAGACCAATGAGGGGACTGTCAGGCAGGCTCGCGTGACGTTCTATGCGGACTACGCCGATGGCAGGAACAAGGAGTGGGCCTCGGCCACGCCGACGCTCAACCTCACGATGACCCTCAATGGCCACGCTGCCGACCTGTTCGACCAGGGCACGGCCTACACCCTGCAGTTCGTTGAGGACGAGGCCTGAGGTGTACCTGCGCGGCCGAGTCACTGACTACGGCGACCTTCTGCACCACGAAGAGTGGGTTATCAAGGGCCGCCGGCTGAATTTCATCTGGCATATCGGCCCTGCACTCGACGTCACCCCCGCCGACCTGGAATCCACTGTGGACGGGTCGCACACATCCAACGAAAGGATCGACCTCGTCATGGATCTTCAGGCCGACAAGAAGGTCACGCTGTCTGCGTCCTACACCGACGAGGTGGGCAACCCGACCACCGCGCCGGCTGACGCCACCGTCACCTACACGGTGGACGACACCTCGATCATCACCCTCACCGACAACGGCGACGGTTCGGCGGTGGCTGCGGCCACCGGCACCCTCGGCCAGGCCACTGTTCACGGTGAGGCGAGCTTCGGCGGCCAGACCGTCACCGGTGACCTGCTGATCGTGGTGGTCCCGGGTCTCGCTGAGCGCTTCACCATCGTGGCCGGCGAGCCGGAGGAAGTCACGCTGTAGCGGCCAGGAGCCCGCCGACCCCGATTGCCGGCGGGCTCCTGGCGTGACGTGTGGATCAGTCTCTGCCGTTGTTCCTGCGGCGCACCGCCGTGATGGCCGTGGTCGTGATCCCAAAGGGAGCGGGGGCGGTCTCGGTTACCGCCTCGGTGACCAGTCGCTCTACCTCTTCCCTGGTATCGGCCCGCATGGTGAATACGGCGAAGGTGTGAGGGATCTCGACACCCAGCTTGTCGAAGGGATTCCCCACCACCACAGCCAGCATCGCCGGGTAGGTGGTCGCCGCGCCGTCTATATCACCCAGAACATGGGCGAGGGCGTGCTCCTCGACGTGATTCTTGTAGGGCCGATCGAGGACAAGTTGGACGATAAACGTCGTGCGACTGTCGTCGCCTTCCCCGTCGTCGGTGACCTCGGGGTCCCGGTTCGGCACATCAGACTCTGCCGCTGCCCGTATGGCGTCGAGCAACTTCGACGGGTTGTCGGTCCCGATCGTCATTACCTGCGGTCGCATTCGCACACCCTTTCCCTATCGCATGCCACTCGATTGGCGCTTCACCATACACGGGGAGTCGACGTGCTCGATGCCGCTCTGACGCGCAACTCCCCGGACTGGTGGCTGCTGCGTCTCGGCAGGCGCCTGGAGGACGAGCGCCCCTACCTGGACCGGCTGGACTCCTACTGGCGCGGCGACCACCCGTTGCCGTTCGGGCACCGCAAGCGCCGGGAGGCCTACCGCAAGTTCCAGCGCATGGCGCGGACCAACTTCGCCGCCCTGGTCGCCGAGTCGCTCCTGGAGCGCCTGCGCGTGGTGGGCTTTCGAGCTGGCAGCGACGAGGCCACCAAGGTCGATAAGAAAGCCTGGGGCTGGTGGCAGGCTAACGACATGGACTCCGTGTCCGGACTGGTGCATCGGGCCGCGGTGGTGATGAAGCGCTCCTACGTCTTCGTGGGGCCCAATCCAGACGGCGGCAAGGAGCCCCTGGTGACCGGCGAGGATCCCCGCCAGGTGATCCACGAGGAGTCCCCGCGTAACCGCCGCACGATTCTCGCCGTCCTCAAAACGTTCTGGGATGACGTCGAGGAGCGGCACTACGCCGTGGTGTACCTCGACAAGCAGATCCACTATTACGTAGCGAAACGCCGCGACCGCGACACCGACAAAGACATGTGGACCGCCACGGAATGGTCCCCCGAGCGGGAGCCGGAGGCCAATCCTCTCGGTGAGCCGCCGGTGGTGGTGTTCCGGAACCGGCCAGACCTCTGCGGCAACTGCCTGGGCGAGTTCGAGGACGTCACCGACATCCAGGATCGGATCAATACCCAGGTACTGGACCGGTTGGTGATCTCTACCATGCAGGCTTACCGGCAGCGCTACGCCACCGGCGTGGAGATGACCGACGCCAACGGCAATCCCAGTGCTGGCTTTGATCCTGGCGCGGATCTCCTGTGGACGGTCCCGGACGACAAGGCCAAATTCGGCGACTTCAGCGCCGCCGACCTGACCGGCGTCCTCAAGTCGGTGGAGGCCGACGTCCAGCACCTGGGCGCCATCACCCGAACCCCACCGCATTACCTGCTGGGCAGCATCGTCAACGCCGCGGGTGAGGCCCTGGCCGCAGCGGAAACCGGTCTGTGGAGCAAAAGCACCGAGCGGCTCACCGAATACTCCGCCAGCTGGGAGCAGGTCTACCGGCTCTGCGGCAAGCTGATAGGCGAGGACATCCCCCAGGACGCCGAGGTGATCTGGGCTGACCCGCAATTCCGCAGCCTGACCGAAAAGGCTGCGGCGTCCGTGCAGCTTGTCGCGGCCGGCGTGCCGTGGCGGACCCGGATGACCATCCTCGACTTCACCCCGCAAGAGATCGACCGCA